TTCCCACCCTGAAACAAAATCGCCTTTTTGCCCCACGATTAATTGAATATCAAGATCGTGTATTTCAGCAACTGTACGAGGTTCTTCTAACCAAAACTCAGGCTGGCAAAACGTATTGTAGTGCTGTTTAAGTACATCTTTTGGATCATCGTTGTTCTGTTTTTCAAGCACAGGAGCTATATCGTGCATACCAGCGTAGCCATGTAGTCCTTCATCATCTTCTTGGACGCTTGTACCATCAATCGCTGTAAAGTCGTAATCAAACTCAGGTAGCCCTAAAAACTCGTGAACTCGCTCAAGCTGTAATTTAGGGTTAGCAATTAGGTCTTCATACTCAATTATACAAAAACATTCAGGGTCATATTGATAGCCAGTCTTCAGTGTAATGTATGCCGCTTTTAAATGTGTCGCTAGATCGCCAGACTCTATAAATTCATCAAGGTTATCGGGTTTAGCTACACGAATAAAAGAAGCCATACAGTCAGGAATAGAACGCACGGTAGCAATTATTTTAGGTTTAGCTCCAACTACTTGAGTCATTGCTTGCATAATTGGAGGAATAGGCCAACCACGTCCTTTATCTATAATGACAGGCGCGTCAATATTTTCGTAAAATCCGTCAATAGCTCCACGCATTGCAGGTACTAACCTTTCGTAATTTTCTTCTCTAGCGTTTAAAAGCCCCGGTGAGTTCCACGTATTAGCCATACCATCCAAAGCAAACACAAGCCCTGATGTAGTAGTAACATGGGTTTGTTCATTTTGGTTAAGTATTGCCGCTAGTACCGTAGAACCGGATCGGGGTACACCTGACATAAAATATAATTGTTTTTTCATATTTAAACTTAAGTTGAGCGGTTAGTAATTGCTGTGATATGCCGTGCCATAGGTTGTCTAGGTAGTACGTCCCAATAAACTTGCGACCCTACCTGCAGTGGGGAAGAGTAGTTAGTTGTATTTCCGACACCTAATTGACCAAAGTTGTTTACACCCCACGCCCAAAGTCTATTGGACGTATCACTAGCAAAACCAGAGTTGTACCCTGCTGTTACTTCAGACCAGTACGTTTGACCACCTATTTGTACGGGGGAAGAGTAGCTAGTTGTAGTTGAAGTACCCAGTTCACCTGAAGTATTTAAACCCCATGCCCATAAAGTCCCGTCACTTTTAATAGCGTGTCTAGTATTATACCCTCCTGCAAGCTTTAACCACGTAGTCAATGACCCTACTTGTACAGGTGAAGAGTAGTTAGTTGCGTTATTAAGACCTGTTGACCCAGTGTAACCACCACCCCAACCCCACATTGTTCCGTTGGTTTTAATCGCTGATGCAGCTTGATAGTCCGCAGTGACAAATAACCAGTTAGTCAAAGTCCCGACCTGCATCGGAGAAGAGTAGTTTTGGAGAGGCTGACTGATACCTAACATACCTAAGTAGTTTTGACCCCACGCCCACAGAGCATTGCTGGTCGTAAGACCAAAAGTTGAATTATAGCCCGCTGAAACATCTCTCCATGTAGTTAAAGACCCTATCTGTATCGGAGAAGAGTAGCTAGTTGTGTTTCCATTACCTAATCCGCCATAATTATTATACCCCCACGCCCAAAGTGTACCGTCAGTTTTAATAGCTAAGGCATGGTAGTAACCTCCTGCAACTTTACTCCATGTAGTCAAAGCCCCTACTTGTACCGGGGAAGAGTAGTTAGTTGTATTTCCGACACCCAGTTGCCCCTGACTATTTGAACCCCATGCCCATAAAGTTCCATCTTTTTTAATCCCATACGAACATGTATTCCCTGATGCAGAAAAAGCCCATGTAGTTATCGCTCCTATTTGTACTGGAGAAGAGCGGTTAGTGGTAGTTCCGTCACCTAGTTGACCATAAGGATTATACCCCCAACTAAGCAACGCCCTAGAAATAGCAGGTAGGGGCCAACCACTAGCACCTGCATATTGTGATTGAGTCTCTAAAGACCAAATTCCAGACGCAGAACCACCTTCGCCATCAGTGGGACCAGTAACAGTAGGGGGCGTTGCAGAAAGAACTCCGCCTATATAGCGCATACTCATTGCGGCACTCCTTACGAGCTAGAAATAATCTCGTAGCTGATCGTAAAAGATAAGTCGTTAGCTGAACCACTTGTTACAACAATAGACCTATTTTCTTCTAAGTATATAGCCGTAGTCTTGTCGGTAACGATGAGTGACGCATCCGCAGGGACAGACACAGTGGAAACGATAGGGTATGCCGTACCACCCCCCGCCGCTGCTGAGTTAAGCGTTACAGTGCAGTTTGTTGCGCTAGTTCCATCAACGTTAGCAGCTACAATCTGATTGATTTTTAGCACTGTGCCACTTGACGCTGCATTTGTTAGCAAAACGTTTGCGGAAGTGTTTGCGGGTGTAAGGTAATCCGTTTTACCTAAAATACTTGTTACTGCTACTATATTGGGGTTAGCCATTTATCTTCTCCTAAAAGCCCATAACCATCGCAAGTGCGATTGAAAGTCCTGCTGATATTCCACTAGCCGCAGGAGCTGTTGACTGCCACGTAGTGCCGTTAGATGTTAGTATATTACCTGATGTCCCCGGTGCAACAACTTGTACGGCTGATGTACCGTTACCTAAGACCACGTTATTAGCGGTTAGAGAAGTTGCACCTGTACCGCCATTAGCAACAGGTAATGTGCCTGTAATCTGCGAAGCAAGATCAACTCCTGATAATGTACCGCCTAATGTTAGATTGCCAGATGAGGTGACCGTACCGCTGAGACTAACACCGTTGACTGTGCCTGTACCTGCAACAGAAGTAACCGTACCTGCACTTGCTGCGGTAGGATTAGCATCAAAGACAGCAGCTCCAGCACCAGCCCCATCTGTAATAACCATAGCTTTACTGCCACTAGTAATATTAACTGTAGCGCCAGAGCCTTGTTTAATTGTAATGGTCTGACTACCTGTCGTAGCGTTTTCAATCAGCCATACTTTAGATACGGTGTTTGGACCAAGTGTTACCGTTCGTGTAGCTGTGAGAGAACCTGCTGAAGTAAGCTTTAGATAGAAGCCACGAGTAGCGTCCGCAGTCCCGTCAGGCATGGTAAACGTTTCGTTAGCATCACTAGCCAACTGCTTTGTACCGTAGCTAAAACCGTCAGTAATTAGCTCAAGGTTAGTATTGGTACTGGTTCCCCAAGTACCGTCCTCATCACCTGTAGTGATTTCTTTTAGTCGTAGATTATTTACATAAGTTGCCATAATTTGTTCCTATGCTGCTGTGTCTATGTCTACCCAGTTAGGGGTTTGTGAAGTGTCTATTGTAGACCAACCTGCGTTTATTACATTTCCTACTGCACCTGTTCCAACTACTCCGATAGGGATAACATTCGCACTACGGGTATTTGTTACGGTTCCTACCGCTCCTGTACCTGCTACTCCGGTCAATCCAAGTTGTACATTGGGTACTATGGTTCCTACCGCTCCTGTACCACCTACCCCACTAACTGCTACGTTTCTATCGTACGCAGGGGTTACAGTTCCTACTGCTCCTGTACCACCTACTCCATTCGGTATGGTAAACACACTACCTATACTAAATGAAATTGTTCCTACTGCGCCTGTTCCAGCAACTCCTGTTGGGATAATAAAGTCATCTACCCCTACCGTAAAGTCTCCAATTGCACCTGTTCCAGCAACTCCAGTTAGGTCAAAGGACGAAACACTACTAACTGTACCTACTGCACCTGTAGCTTCTACGCCAGTAACATTAACAAGACCTGTATAATCTAAAGTTACTGTACCTACCGCACCTGTGGCAGTTACGCCAGTAGGAATAGTAACATCTCCAAATACAATAGATACGCTACCAACCGCTCCAGTTCCTACTACTGAAATGCCATTAGCACCCCAGCCATCTTCCCCCCATCCACGAGCGCCCCATGTTGCACCTAGGTGTATAACTTTAGAGGCTTCTCCACCCCATCCGTTAAACCCCCAAGGACGTTGACCCCATCCGCTCATGGCACTTTCCTACTAAGCAATGCGGATAATAGCTGTAGATGCCGCTGCTGACGGGAACTGTATCTGGAAATCACCAGAACTTACTGTCTGATCGCCACCAAAGCTAAGTACCGCACAAGCAGAATTAGAATCGCCTGTGTCATAAATCAAAGCGCCTGATGTCGTAAAGCTAGAAGAAGTCCACGTTACAGAACTAAAGTTAGTGATCGCTGTTGTACCGTCGGCTGTAGGGGTAACAGAGGTAAGGAGCTTACCAAGTTGTGTATACCCTGTCGCAGTGGGTAACTCGTCACTACCCATCTGAGAATAGTTAGTAGTCGCTGCACCAAATGTACCACTGCCTGAAGCAGTAGCTTTGAAAAGCGCCATTTTAAACCGAGTGCTTCCCGCCGTAAAATTGTGTAAACCCTTCATCAACTCAACTTTGAACGATGTGGGCATTGCAGTTGTGATTGTAATTGCCATGTTAGACCTCTAGTAGTTTCACTAATTCTGGATGCCCCGCATCCTGAAAACGGTTGGTTAATGTGGTGTTGTGAGAAGCCACCGCTTGACGTAAATAATTAAGCATTACGCCCCTAATGTCATCTCTAAATGCTTCTGCTTGCGCCTGTATGACAGGGTGTGAGTTATTCCCAATGGAAATAACTTCGTTTATCGCATGTTCAGCCAGCTCTTCGGGGGTAAATCCGCGCCCTGAAACTGTTGAAGTTGTTGCTATTCCTAATTGTACTCCACCTACTGCACTTAACATAAATTATCCTATTTTATGGGTATACGAACAATGCCATTACGATACGCGTCGGTCTCTAATTTTCCGTCACCTAAATTCTTTAATAGTAATATAGCTTGTGCGTATAACTTTTCATACAACGCTACCATATCAGGTTCGCCTTTTTGGAACCGTATGGCGTTAATTAAAGCTCCGTTTAGTAAGGCAGAATCAAACTGATCGCCTAACCAGGTAGTTCCAGCAGTGACAATACTTTCAGGGTACTTACCATAATGTATTTCTGTCGCATACGTTACATTAGGTGTTGGACCTAAAATAAAACTGGTCTGACTAAAGATACCATAATGCTGTGGTCGCCCTTTTGTAGCCGTAACAGGGTAAGCTTCTCGTATAAAGCTAGGGTCTTTGTTAAGTAAAAAGTGATACTCCGCACTAGTAGGGTCAATAACCGCTAAAGAATATACGTACAGCATACCTGTAGGCATTGTAAGGTATTGGTTACTCGCTGTAACAGTACCTGTTTGGTTAGTCCGTAACGCAGGAAGATCAACTGTAGAAAAAATAGTTTGCTCTGCCTGTTCTGTAAACATAGCCAACTGAGCATCTGTAAACGACTGCTCACAGATGTCTTCTATATTTGTTTTAAGCTCGGTGTAATTCACCTAAAACTCCCTACGCCATTGGCCCACGCGCCATAGTACCTTTGGTTGCTGCACCTGTACCACGTATCTTTATACCGCTTGTCTTTACAGGAGCAGAAGATTGCTCTGGTGAGTTAACAGTAGTGCCGGGATCGTACTCTTTAATCCCACCCATCTTGTGTATCTTCATTCCTTTTTCTTTAGCCATTTTAGTTCCCCATTCCACTGTGGTTTGTACAGTAATAATATAGAAAAGGTGCGCCTACAGGTACTGTAATTTGTGTGTAAGCTCCTGCGTTTCCGGGTACTCCATTGGTAGTTACCCCAGAAGTATATTCAACACCGCCAGCCCATGTCCCGTTAGGAGTTATAGAGAATCGCAATGGGTGCCCTCCGTTCGTCCCTGCCGACTGGTCAAACTTATATGTGTTACCCACACTTAGTTCTAGCATTGGGGTTACAACTCCATCAACATAGTACTTGTTCCCTGTCCCATAACGGTTTGTTCCTGTCGCTACCGTTATTGTGTAC